AAGTGAACCGGCTGAACTGAGCAGGCGCTCAGTTGTGCCGGTGTCCAACTGGACCCTTGGCTGGCTTTGGCGACGCATTGTCTTTGGGCCGGCGCCCTCGCCGGTTATGCAATAGGACAGCGTGGTGTGTGTGCCTGGCGTGCAGACAGCTTCTGAGCTGCAACACGCCGCTGTGAAGGTACGCCACTTCGCTCGCCCTCCGAAGACGCGGAGACTTTACCGGTTGCCCTGCTCTCCACCGGTGAAATTTCTTGGACACAACGACTCGGTCTCTAACTTGGAGCGAGCGGTCATTGAGCGGGTGTTCCTTGTTGAGGACACCCCAGGCGTGTTCGTCGAGCCAGATACTCCGCCTTTTGGGGATGTCTACTTCCGACTGCTTCCTTTCTACAAGCGTATGCGTAGGCAGGTAGTGCGCACCACCCCGATTTCTCAGGAGCAATTCCCTGAGCTATATCGTGGTCGAAAGCGCCAACTGTACCGTGACGCGGTGGAGAGTTTGAAGCGGAAACGGCTTTGCCGCAAGGACTGTTGGGTCCGCGGTTTTGTCAAGTGGGAGAAGATTAACTTCACGAGGAAGCGAAATCCGGCTCCACGGTTAATACAGCCCAGAGACCCTCGCTACAATGTTGAGGTCGGTGTGTTCCTCAAGCCCCTAGAACACAGGGTCTACAAGCAAGTAGACGCGGCGTTCAAAAAGCTTGGTTGTCAGTTTGATACTGTGGCCAAGTCCCTCAACTTCAGGCAGCGTGCTAAGTTGCTGAGGGCAAAGTGGTGTCGTTTTAAGCGGCCTCGCGCGTTGTTGTTCGACGCGAAGCGCTTTGACCAACACATCAACGAGTCGCTCCTTCTGTGGGAGCATCTCATCTATTTGAGTCACTATCACGGTTCCGATCGTGTTCGGTTGGCTTATTTACTAGCAATGCAGCGAACGACCAAGTTCACTGGTTATTGTAGGGATGGGATGGTATCCTTTCGGAAGCGTGGCGGCCGTTGTAGTGGCGACATGAATACTAGCCTTGGCAATGTTCTTATTATGTGCGGTGCGATGTTCAGCCTGCTCCACGGGCTGGATATAGATTTTGAGCTAGTCGACGATGGCGACGACTCAGTTCTTATTTGTGAAGAAGAGGACGCTGACGCGATCCTTGCTGCGTATGACGGTTTCTTCCGCCACTTAGTTATCCGAATGGAG